CTCGCGGAACAACACGGCTTTACGCCCTACGAGCGACAAGTCGAGGGCTCGCTCTACAACTATGAAAACCTAGACAACGCCCAGACCGGCATCCACGACCATCTGCGCTGGCTGAAATACGGCTATTCCCGCGCGCTCGATATCGCATCGAGCCACATTCGGCGCGGCCGGATAACCCGCGACGAGGGTATCAAACTCATGGAATGGCGCGAGGGTGCATGGCCGTACCGCTACATCAACGTGACGCTGGAACACGTGCTTGAACGCATCGGCCTGACGGTCGAGAACTACGAAAACATCTGCAAGCGGTTCACCAATCGGGAGGTTGTTCAGTGGGCATCGCGGCCAGAATCATTCCAGTGCTTCTCTCCGACGGTCACGGCGGATGTATCAAAGGCCGACAATTCCATGCAGGCCGCCGAATAGGATCGCTCATGGACCGGGTACGGCTGTTGGAACGGCGCGATATCGATGAGCTCATATTGCTCGACATCGCGGCGACACCGGAAGGGCGCGGCCCGCGCTTCGATGAGATCGAGCAACTGTGTGAGCAACTATTCTGCCCGGTTACGGTCGGCGGCGGTATCAGAAACACGCAGGACATCGCACGCCTGCTGCGGTGCGGGGCGGAAAAGGTATCCATCAACACGGCGGCAATCAAAAATCCGGAGTTCATCAATGAAGCAGCACAAAAGTTTGGCTCGCAAGCGGTCGTCGTTTCCATCAATCACGACGCCGAGCGAATTGCTGACATCGCGGTCTGGGCGCAAGAAGTGGAAACGCGCAATGCTGGCGAAATCATCCTTACGTCGGTCCAGTGTGAAGGCATGATGGACGGCTATGACCTCGACCTGATCCGCGAGGTGTCGGCGGCGGTGTCAATCCCGGTCATCGCCAACGGCGGCTGCGGTTCCTATGAGCACATGCGTGAGGCACTGGATGCCGGTGCTCACGCCGTGGCGGTCGGGGCGGCGTTTGCATTTAAGGAAATGACCCCGAAGGGCGCGGCGCGGTATCTGCGCGAGCATGGCGTGGCGGTGAGACTGTGAACAGCATCCTAATCCTTGGTGGCACGGGTTCATTCGGCCAAGCTTTTGTGCGCCGCCTGCTCGATGATCCGTTCATCGAGCGCATTGGCGTCTTGTCTCGCGGCGAACTGGCACAGGCCGAAATGGCGGCAGAACTGCGCAGCAACCTAGTGCGGTTTTTTATCGGTGATGTGCGCGACCGGGTGCGTCTGCGCCGCGCCATGGAAGGCATGGAAGTCGTGGTGAACGCGGCCGCACTCAAGCGCATCGAAGTCGGCTACTACAACCCCTCCGAAATGGTTGCCACCAATATCGACGGCGCAATCAACGTCATCGAGGCCGCGATGGATGCGGGCGTCGAGAAGGTGGTGCAACTCTCGAGCGACAAAGCCTATCAGCCGATATCGCCCTATGGGCAGAGCAAGGCATTGGCCGAGACGCTGTTTCGCAACGCCTACCAGGGGCGCACGAAGTTTTCGGCGGTGCGCTATGGCAACGTGTGGAAGTCGCGCGGCTCTGTCGTGCCTCGGTGGCAAGCGTTACTGCGCGAGCATGACACTGTGCCGGTGACTGACCCCGATGCAACACGGTTTTTCATGACCATGGACGAGGCCATTGATCTGGTACTCGGAACCATCGAGACGATGCAAGGCGGTGAGCTCAACATCCCGCCGCATCTGCCGGCCTATCGGTTGGGCGATTTGGCCGAAGCCATGAGCGCCAAGATGAAAGTGATCGGAATGCCCGAATGGGAGAAGAAGCACGAGGGATTGCGCGACGGCCAGACCAGCGACGTGGCGCGGCGCATGACGGTTGATGAACTGAGGGAGCACATCTATGAGAGCCATCTGCATCATTCAGGCCAGGACCGGAAGCGCGCGGTTGCCCGGTAAGGTGCTGTTGCCGCTCAACGGCCATACCGTGGTCGAAGAGGTGATCGCGCGTTGTCAGCAAATTCCCGGCATTGCCAGGGTGGTGCTGGCCATTCCCGACAATCCACACAACGACGAACTGGCAGCGGTTGGCAGGCGGCACGTTGCGGTATTCCGCGGCATGGAGCATGACGTGCTCGGGCGCTATTGGGACTGCACTCGCATCTACAATGCGGATGCCGTGATGCGGATCACCGCCGACTGTCCGCTGCTGTGCCCATCGCTCTGCGGCGACGTGCTGCTGGCGCTGATGACTGAGAATGCGGACTTTGCCAGCAACATCGACCCGCGCACGTTCCCGCAGGGTTTCGACTGCGAAGTGTTCACCATTGGCCTGCTGCGGCGGGCCGACTTGGAAGCCACGGGTCGCTATGCCCGCGAGCATGTCACACCGTGGATGCTCAACAATGACCAGATCAAGCGCGTCAACGTCTCATCAAAATACAAATTGGAGGGTCGCTGTGTCCTCGATACCAGAGCCGACTATCATTCGATCTGCGCCGCCCTCGACTGTACGCCTGGCCAGCGTGTACGGGAGGCCAGACCGGCACCAGTTGCTGTATGATCTGCTGGGAGAACGTGATGCGTCAATCAACATCAGCCATCGGCAGATGCCGTCTTTTGGAGATCATGTCAGGTTCATCGAGGGGCGACCATACTACGATTGGAACTTCGTCTATGTCGGGGACGAGATCGTGGGGGCGATCTATCTCACCGACGCTGACGAGATCGGCATATTCGTCTATGGCAAGCATCGCGGCCTGGGCTATGGGCGCAAGGCCATCATCGCGCTCATGGACAAGCACGGCAGGCGGCGCTACCTCGCCAACATCAATCCGCGTAACGATCCGAGTAGGGCGCTGTTCGTCTCGCTCGGCTTCGCTGTCTGTCAGCATACATATGAGAAGCGGACATGATCGGCATTTATCTCAATTCCGACGATGATGCTGCGTTTTATCGTCGGCTCGGCTGGCTCGTGAAATGGTACGGTTGGCGCAGTGATTTCCCGTGCTACTCGGCTACGTTCAGGTGTTGCAAATGACAACGTATATGGATTTCTTGGAAAGCAAGGCCGTTCGTTCAAAAATGCGCGGACTGGATAACACGCCGGAATTATCGAGCCATCTATTCCCGTTCCAACGTCATTGTGTTGATTTTGCGTTGCGCGTCGGCGCATCCGGCTGTTTTTTAGATACCGGTCTAGGCAAGACTGAGGTTCAGTTGGAATGGTGCCATCGGCTGATTAAGGCGACTGGACAAGATGCACTAATCCTCACGCCGCTGGCGGTTGCTGGCCAAACTAAACGACGCGCCGATCGATGGGGGTATGATGCGCGCGTGGTGCGCGATCAATCCGAGGTTGGCCGCGGGATCAATATCTGCAATTACGAACGCATTGAAAAACTCGACACATCGCGGTTCGGGATTGTTGCGCTCGACGAGGCGTCGATCCTCAAGTCGTTCACCGGCAAGACGACACGATCACTGATTAAGACGTTTGCCGGCGTGCGATATAAGCTCGTTGCCACGGCAACGCCAGCGCCGAACGATCATATGGAACTCGGAAACTATGGCGAGTTTCTCGAAGTGATGGCTGCTGTTGAAATGCTGTCACGGTTCTTTATCAACGATACGTCCACGGCCTCGCAAGAATGGCGCCTGAAAGGCCATGCCGTAACGGCGTTCTGGGATTGGATGGCGTCATGGGCCAGGATGGCAGAGAAGCCGTCCGACCTTGGCGACAAGGACGATGGATTTATCCTGCCGCCGTTCACGGTTCACCGTCACCGCGCGAAGGATAGCCGGATTGACCGCGAGCTGGCGGATATGTTTGGCGCGCCGATCATGTCGGCCACGACGATGCACGACGTGAAGCGGCAGACCAGCGCGGCCCGCGCCGAGATTGCGGCTGGTCTAGTGCGGCCGGGCGAACCATGGCTGATATGGGTTGATACCGACTACGAGGCTGATGCGGTCAAAAAGGTATTGCCGAACGCGCTGGAAATCCGCGGTTCACAGTCAATCGACGAGAAGGAATACCGGCTCGAGGCGTTTGCGCTCGGCAAAGCGGATCATCTGATTGCCAAGCCGTCGATGTGCGGATTTGGCCTCGACTGGTCGCACTGTGCAAACATGGCGTTTGTCGGCCGATCATACAGCTACGAAACATACTATCAAGCTGTCCGCCGTTGTTGGCGGTTCGGACAAAAACAGCCGGTGAATGTTCACTTAGTCGTGGCCGAGGGCGAGGATACGATCGGCCGCGTGATTGACCGCAAGGCCGGCGATCACGTCGATATGAAGCGTGCGATGCGTGACGCGATGCTGCGAGCGATGGGCAGCGAGAGCGTGCGCAAGGTTGCCTACAATCCCACTCACAAAGCGAGGATGGTGCCATGGCTGCAATCCGTTGCCTGAATGCTCACGACGGCGCGAGGTTTCAGGCGTTTCAGGGTGACTGCGTTGACGTGCTGTCTCAATTGCCGGAGAGCAGTATCGGTTTCAGCGTGTATTCACCGCCGTTCGGGTCGCTATTTGTTTATTCCGAGGCTGCGGCGGATATGGGCAATTCCACCGATGACGAGTTTGCGCGGCATTATGAGTTCTTGGTCCACGAGAAACTGCGCGTAACAATGCCGGGCCGGCTGACTGCGGTGCATTGTTCGGACCTGCCGATGACAAAATGGAAGGACGGCGCGGTTGGGATCAAGGATTTCAGCGGTCAGATTATTCGCGCGCACGAGGATGCCGGATGGATCTACCATGGGCGCCGGACAATATGGAAATGCCCCGTCGTCGAAATGACCCGCACGAAGCACGTCGGCCTGCTTTACAAGCAATTGCAGAAGGATAGTAGCAAATCGCGTGGAGGGATGCCCGATTATCTGCTGACGTTCATCAAACCGGGCGACAACGCCGAACCGATCAATCATACGCCCACCGATTTCCCGCTTGAACAATGGCAAGAGTGGGCGTCTCCGGTCTGGATGACAATTCAGCAGTCGAACGTGTTGAACGTCCGCGCGGCGAAAGATGCGAACGACGAGCGGCACTTGTGCCCACTGCAACTCGACGTGATTGATCGCGCGTTGATTATGTGGAGCAACCCGAACGATATTGTGTTGTCGCCATTTAGCGGGATTGGTTCGGAAGGCGTCGAAAGCCTGAAACTTGGGCGGCGGTTCATCGGCATCGAATTGAAGGAAAGCTACTGGAAGCAAGCTTGCCGATACCTAGACGCCCAGGATCGGCAGGATGACTTGTTTGGTCGTGAGTTAATCGAGGAAGTGGCATGAGTGACCC